GATTCGAATGACACGCTTGATTCCATTTTTGCCAGTGATATGTCTATTGGACGTTACACAGCGCAGAGAGCTGGCATCGGCATTAACGCAGGGCGCATCAGAGGAGTTAATAGCAAAATTCGAGGAGGCGAAGTCGCACACACAGGAATCATCCCATTCCTAAAAAAGTTTGAAGCAACAGTAAGATGTTGTACGCAAAATGGTGTACGTGGTGGCAGTGCTACTACACACTTCCCGTTTTGGCATCAAGAGATTGAAGACATTCTTGTGTTAAAAAACAACAAAGGTACAGACGACAATCGTGTACGTAAACTAGACTATTCAATTCAACTTAACAAAACAATGTATGAAAGGTTATTATCCGGCCAAGATATAACTCTTTTCTCGCCACATGATGTACCAGGATTGTATGAAGCATACTTTGGTGACCCAGATGAATTTAACAAGTTATACGAAAAGTATGAACGTGCTACAAGCGTAAAGAAAAAGTCTATTCCAGCAATGGAGTTGTTTAGTGCATTGATCAAAGAACGTGCAGAAACAGGACGCATTTATATTATGAATGTTGATCACTGTAATACACACAGCTCATTCAAAGATACAGTTTACATGAGTAACTTGTGTCAAGAGATTACATTACCTACAAAGCCTTTAGAGCATATTGACGATGAACAAGGTGAAATAGCATTGTGTATTCTTAGCGCAATAAACGTAGGCACACTAAAAGACCTTTCGGATTTAGAAGACCTATGTGACTTAGCAGTAAGAGCATTAGAAGAAATTATTGACTATCAACGCTATCCTATTAAGGCGGCTGAGATTAGTACAAAGGCAAGACGTTCATTAGGAGTAGGTTATATTGGACTTGCACACTATCTTGCAAAGAACAAAGTAAAATACAGTGATAAGGAAGCATGGAAATTAGTACATAACCTTTCAGAATCATTTCAGTATTACTTGCTAAAAGCCAGCAACAAATTAGCGCAAGAACGTGGAGCATGTGAGTACTTTGATCGTACTAAATACTCCGACGGCGTTCTTCCTATTGACACTTACAAGAAGGATGTCGATGATATTGTTAAGGTAAAATTGAATCATGATTGGGCTTCTTTACGCAAGGACATTAAGGAACACGGTTTACGGCACAGCACATTGTCCGCACAAATGCCTTCGGAGAGCAGTTCCGTTGTGTCGAACGCTACCAATGGAATCGAACCTCCTAGAGGCTACTTGTCCGTTAAGAAAAGCAAAAAAGGGCCTCTTAAGCAGATTGTTCCACAGTATCAGTCACTAAAACAATATTACACATTGTTATGGGATATGCCAAGCAATGAAGGTTATATTAATGTAGTTGCTACTATGCAGAAGTTTTTCGATCAAGCAATTAGTGGTAACTGGAGTTATAATCCTACGCACTTTGAAAACAATGAAGTGCCAATGAGTGTAATGATAGGCGACTTGTTAAACACATACAAGTATGGTTGGAAAACAAGTTATTATCAAAACACATACGATTATAAGTCAGACGGAACAGTAGAAGATGAGCCGGCACATTCTTTGGGATGGCACGACAACGTAAAGGAGTCACCTGTAGACCGAGGAGAGTTTAATGGTTCGGACGAAGAGTATGAAGAATATTGTGAGGCATGTGCAATTTAGTATTGACATTTGCACATAAAGAAGTTATAGTAGTAAAAAAGGAAAAGACATGGCAAAGACAGTTTTTAATAAAGACAAGGTGGATTTCACCAAACAGAATATGTTCTTCGGAGCAGATCAAAATACACAGAGATATGATGTTTTCAAATTTCCAGTGTTTGATAAACTTAATCAAACAATGCTTGGTTACTTTTGGCGTCCAGAAGAAGTAAGTCTACAAAAAGATAGAGCAGACTATGCAAACTTCCGTCCAGAACAAAAACATATTTTTACTGCTAATTTAAAATATCAAACACTTCTTGATAGTGTCCAAGGACGTGGTCCATGCCTAGCATTTTTGCCGCATGTTTCATTACCTGAACTAGAAGGATGTATTGTTACTTGGGATTTCTTTGAAACAATTCATTCACGTAGCTATACACACATTATGAAAAATGTATACGCTGACCCATCAGAAGTATTTGACACTATTCTAGATGATGAAAAAATTATCGCTAGAGCACAAAGTGTCACAAAACATTACGATGCCTTCACAGAAGCTGCCGATGCATTTACACATCGTAAAAAAGGTAGCATGTATGAAGTGAAGAAGAAATTATATCTTGCAATGCAAACTGTAAACATACTAGAAGGTCTACGTTTTTATGTTTCATTTGCATGTACATTTGCGTTTGGCGAACTAAAACTTATGGAAGGGTCTGCAAAGATTATTTCATTAATTGCTCGCGACGAAGCACAACACTTGGCACTAAGCACACACATTTTAAAGTTGTGGGCACAAGGCAAAGACGATCCAGAAATGGCTAAGATTGCAAAGGAATGTCAAGAAGAAGTATACGACTTATGGCGTGAATGTGTTGCAGAAGAAAAGGAATGGGCAGAGTACCTATTCAAAGATGGTTCTATTATTGGACTTAACGATGCACTCTTACATCAGTATGTTGAGTACATTGCAAACCGTAGACTCAAGGCGCTGGGTATGAACGCAATATTCGATCAACCAGTAAACACTAACCCACTGCCGTGGACACAACATTGGTTAAGTAGCTCAGGGCTACAAGTTGCTCCTCAGGAGACAGAAGTTGAGTCATATATCATTGGCGGTATTAAACAAGATGTATCAAAAGATGCACTAAAAGGATTTAGTTTATGATAGAGATATGGGGTAAACCTGCTTGTCCAAGTTGCACAAAAGCAAAAGCATTGTGTGAATCAAGACAATACAACTATGTTTACAAAGAACTAGGCAAAGACTTTGATAGAGAAGAAGTATTTGAAGTATTTCCTACAGCAAGAACCTTCCCGCAAATTATTGTTGGAGGAAATAAAGTAGGAGGCTATGAACAAATGGTTGACTACATTGAGAATACTAATTACACAGGCACAGGACATACAATATAATGTTAATCGATATGGTATATAAAATGGGTGACACAGTTAGTATCAAGTTGGCTTCAGGTGAGGAAATGATTGCTCGCATAGAAGAAGAAACAGATACAAAAACTGTTGTCCACAAACCCCTAATGTTAACTGCAACTGAAAAAGGAATGGGCTTGGCTCCATATATGTTTACAGTTCAGGATTCAAAATTCAAACTTAACAACAGTAGTATTATTTGTATTGCTAAGACAGAAAAGTCTATGGCATCTAAATACATTGAAAGCACTACTGGACTAGCACTTAACTAATCAAATAAATACATCATATAGAAGGTTATATGATGACAATATTTAAAGGTGCTCCGTTTGACAGTGGTAATTTATGGAATACTCCAGCAGTAGATGGAGGGAAATTACTGTACAGCCAAACGGGCACTTTTAGTAATATTGAAGGAGGAACATTTACTGTGAAGCCTCCTAAGTATTATGACGGCGGACATCTTCCAGCACCAGGCACATCATCATATAGTCCTAACCCAGACAATGGGCCTAATGGTCCTAATATAATTGAGGATACAAATGGCTGAACTAGGAAGTTTACTATTAAGAAGAGGTACTACAGCAGAGCGTAAAGCATTTGTTCCTCTTAAAGGCGAGATCATTTATGATACAGATCTTAAGCAAGTATTTGTAGGTGATGGCGAAACTTACGGCGGCCTAAGTGTATTTTCAGATGCACTTCAAGTTGATCAAGAAGGTAACATAAAAGTAGGCGACACACTTGCTATTGTTACTGACGAAAATAATAAATCAAAATCATTAAGACTACCAGCAGGAGATTATAACAATCGTCCTGATCCTAATCCAGCACTTGCAGGAGCAATGCGATGGAATAAAAAGGACCAAGTAATTGAAGTAAGTGACGGCATTGATTGGAAGTTTGTAAACACTACAAAAATTACAACTGAAGTAAGAGAATTATATGTAAGTTTAGATGGTACTGACGGACGTAAGCATGGTAGACAAAGAGGACGTAGTTGGGGTACAGCATTTAGAACACTCAATGTTGCAATGCGTGAAGCAGAAGATATTGTAAATGCAAATCAACAAACAGAACCTTTTGTAAACGAACAACAACCTTATCTAAAAGTACAAGTTCTAGTTCATGTAGCAAGTGGTATTTACGAAGAACACCTTCCTATTAGAGTACCTGCGAACACAAGTATATTTGGTAGCGGCCAACGTAGAACAACAGTACGTCCACTAGCAGGACAAGTAAGTACATCACCTTGGGCAAGAACACGCTTCTGGCGAGAGACAGCAGAGTTTCCTAATGGATATTTTGGATATCACTATCTAACTGATCCACGTGATATGTACAGTACACCTAAGGACAACACAGACATTGATATATTCTTGTGTAACGATACAAACTGGTTCCACGATTTTGGTACAGACTTACACAACAGTTTTTGTTTTGTTTTAGACCCAGAAGGACAAATATTAACTAAGTCACCTTATCCGCATACAGGTGTTTGTTTTGCAAAAAGTAGTTTTGAAACTGAGCCTTACGAAGTAGGCTTCCATGGCGGTATGTTTGCAGATGGCTTCTGTGGTAACCAACAATTTAATGTAGACAGTATAGCAGGTGATAACCTATCTATGGTTGCTAGTGGCTTTTGGCGTAAACCAAATATGCCTACAGCATTTTATAGTGACGGTGTAAGATATCAAGCAAGTTCAGTAGAAGCTGATACTTCAACTACCAACCCAAATGCAGTAGCGTTACTAGAATCCAATAAAGGATTTATACAAGATCAAACCATAGAGTATGTAAATTCAACATACCTTTTTAGTTACAATGAAACAAAGTGTCGTAGAGATTTACAATTTATTATAAAAGGTATAGCCACAGACATTGCACTAGGTACAAACTATTTTGGTCGACAAGCGGCATTAAGTTATCGCAGACCTAACAGTGCATATGTATTGTCAGATCAAATTACACAAACAATAGGAGCCTTAAATTTTGCCAAGGGCGAAACTAACACAGTGCTTCAAAGCGATACAGCAATACAAACAAAAAACATTACAGAGTGGAATGACATAATAGATGTTATTTCAAACGGAGAAGCCAATGTAGATGATATTGTTTGGCCTACTACTGTAAATGATGATGACAAAGATGCAGCAAAGAAACTTATTGATGACAACATTACATTTATTCAAAACGAAACAGTCGCTTGGATAACTGCACAAAGTAGAGATGCAATAGCACCTTTCACAAGTGGCTTCAATTATGATCAAGCAAAATGTAAACGTGACATAGGATTTTTATTACAAGCATTACAATTTGATTTATTGTTTGGTGGCAACAGTGCAACTAGTGATGTAGCAAGAAGTTATTGGGTAGGACTAGACTCGCAAATTCCTACACAGCAAGCACAACACGTAGCGGCATTTAACAAGATAAAAGATTTACTTGTTCAAAATATTCTTACAAAAAACATACTAACAACGCAAGAAAAATATCAATTAGATTTTTCACAAATAGCAGATGAAGAAACGCCTGCCGCGAGTGCCGCAAGATTAGCAGAAGTCGAAGCACTTATTACTATAGTTAATGAAGTAATACAGTATGGTACAAACTATTTGCCATTAAGGCAAGAACCAGATTATGATACATATCTAGCAAACTTACCGCCTTTGTTTAAAGATCCTTTTACAGCAAAAGTTGCTCTCAAAGATGCTTTGCTTACAGCCGCACCTACAGTAATAGATTCAACAGTAGAATTTATTGAAGATACATATCAATCATTTAATTACAGTGAAGATACATGTCGAAGAGATGTTGGACTTATTATTGATTCAATGATATTTGATTTAACATTTGGTGGACATTCTAAAACAATGGCCGCGGCTGAAACATATACTGAAACTGGATTAAGTGTAATATTAAATCAAGAAGCAGAAACTGTAGATGCAAT